AATCATAACATGAAAGATGGTTTTGATATGTGGACGGAAGATGGAGCAGACGGAAGACAGCGTATAGGTGATGCTTCTCTTATGCCTATTATGGTCAAGGCACTACAAGAACTATCAGAAAAGAACGATGCTCTTGAGGCTCGTATCACAGCATTGGAGGCATAGAGTATGAGTAAAGCAGCAGAGTTAGCCAAGGCAGGTGAGACACTAACGAACCAACCGTCAGGCAGGAAGAACCTTGTGACCAATGGGGCAATGCAGGTGGCACAGAGATCAACCTCAGAGACAGGTAAAGGTGCAGATCAAGGATATTTTACTGTAGACAGGATGCTTTATTTTGAGAATGGTACAACTGATGTGCGGTTCACACAATCACAAGCAACAGATGTTCCTACTGGTGAAGGTTTTGCTACATCTTTAAAGTTTGATTGTACAACAGCAGATGCAAGTTTAGCTTCAGATAATCAATTAGTCATAAAACACAGAATAGAAGGTCAAGATATTCAACAATTAAAGTGGGGTACTTCTAATGCTGAAAAAGTTACTCTTTGTTTTTGGATAAAATCTACAAAAACAGGAACTTTTATTATAGAACTTTCAAGAGAATCAAGAAAAATATCACAGGCTTATACAGTTTCTTCTTCTGATACTTGGGAAAAGAAAACTTTAACTTTTGATGGTGATACAGGTGGTTCTGTAGTTACAAACGATTCTGCCAATAGATTAGAAATAAATATTTATATGGGTGTTGGCACAAATTATTCTTCAGGAACACTAGACACTGCTTGGACAGGGGGTACTAATGCTAATAGAGCAGTTGGTCAAGTAAATGCTTTTGACAGTACTTCAAATAATATTTTATTTACAGGAATACAGTTAGAAATTGGCTCACAAGCTACAAACTTTGAGCATCGTTCCTTTGGGGAAGAGTTGGCTTTGTGTCAGAGGTATTTTTATCAAGACGTAAAAGGCGTTACTCAAGAAATAAGTGTTGGTTGGTACTATACCAGTTCGGCAATTTCTTGGATAGTTAATTTTCCAGTTCCTATGAGAGCATCCCCAACAATGGCTTATAGTGGACCGACTGATGGATTTACTATATATAGAGATAGTGCTGCTGATAATTTTACAGCTCTGACTATAGAAAATGTTAATTATCAATATACTAGGGCATCATGCTTCAACAATAACCAAGTAAGTGGTACTGCTGGTCAAGCTGGGATTGTAAGAGCTACAAATGCTGCCTGCCTTGTATCATTTAGTGCTGATTTATAGGAGTAAATAATGGTTATAGAAAATGCAAAATACAATAAAAATAAAGTAGATGAAATTTGTTCTGTTCAAGCAACAATAGATGGAATAACTATGTCAGTACCGTTAGACACAGCCAATAGTGACTACGCAGAGATACTACGCCAAGTAGAAGCTGGTGATATAACCATAGCTGCAGCAGATTAGTATGGAAAAGAACAGTTGGCATCTCAGTAAGTCCGTACCCGTATCACTCATAGTAGCACTCGTACTACAAGCAGCCGCCATAGTGTGGACTGTATCACAGATGCAATCTAGTATAGAAGCTAACGCTATGAGTATAGTAAAAATAGAAACACGAACAGAGAAGCTAGAGCTTGCAGTCCAAGGACAAGCAGTAGCTCTTGCACGAATAGATGAGAACATCAAAGCAATACGTATGTCAGTAGAACGTATAGCGTCAAAGGATTAATTAATGTTACAATTTCAAGGATTTAAACCTGCAGCAATGCAACGTATGGCAAAGACTATGGGCTACTCAGGAGACATGAAAGAGTTTGATAAGTTTCTTAGTGACAATCCTGATAAACAAGACCAGATGAATGTATACTCTGACAAAGCTAAAGAGATGATGATGGGTGGCTATGTAAAGGGATATGCTGAAGGTGGTGTTGTACAACCTAACATAGCTTACTATAGAATGCCAGATGGTAGTGTGGCTACAGATGACCCAACGAGAGTGTCTCAAGTAATAGGTCCAAAAGATACAGGAACACCAATATCCTTTTCTGAATATCAACAGGGTACGCCAGTTTCTACATTATCATCACCACTTGGACAAATACAACCCACAGTTCTACCCAGAGACTATGTACCTAATCCTAATGCAGAGAAATTTGGACAACCAGCCAACCCACAAGCAACAGCACCCGTATCACCAGTAGACTACACACAAGGGCCAGTGCCTCAGTCAACTGGATTCCAAGGTCAGACTATTGCAGATCAAATGGCTAACAGGGCCTATACACCCGGTTTACCTTATGGTGCAACTGTACAACCAGTTGGTACTGCATTTAATGCTAACCAAGTAATAGATCCAACAACAGGACAGTTATCAGCAGCTCCAGATATTAATGTGGCACAGGCTACATCTATGGGTGCTGTAGCACCAACAGTAACAGATCCACGTACTATGGCTGCAGCTACTACTCAGGCAGGTGTACAAGCAGTAACAGACTCAGTAGCTCCTGCACAAGGTACTGTAGATCCACGCGCACAAGTTACAGGACAACAAACAACAGGAACAAGTGTAGAAGCCTTAACTGAAGCACAGGGTACAGCAACTACAATGTCTAACCCCGTCACACGTACTATTCAAGCAGGTGAAGTTGTAAGTGGTGCAGCAAATGCACAGACAGCAGCAACCTTTATGGAGCAGGTACAGGCTGCAGAGGCAACACCAACTAACAAAGCTACAGTACAAGGACAGTTAGAAGGATTGATGGCAGCCTTTGAGGGTGGTAATACACCTGCATGGGCAGCAGGAGCAATGCGTAACGTCACTGCACAGATGGCTACCAGAGGTTTAGGTGCATCAAGTATGGCAGCACAGGCTCTTATCCAAGGGGCTATGGAATCTGCATTACCTTTAGCACAGGCAGATGCATCAATATTTGCACAATTTGAAACACAGAACTTGTCAAACCGTCAACAACGTGCTATGCTTGCAGCACAACAACGTGCTACATTTATGGGCATGGAGTTTGACCAAGAGTTTCAATCACGAGTACAGAACTCTGCACGTATAGGTGACATAGCTAATATGAACTTTACTGCAGATCAACAGGTTGCATTAGAGAATAGCAGAGTAGCTAGTACTGTTAATCTATCTAATCTAAGTAATAGCCAAGCAATGGTAATGGCAGAGGCTGCGGCACTATCTCAACTAGATATGGCTAACTTATCTAATAGACAACAGGCTGCAGTACAGAATGCACAGAACTTTATGCAAATGGATATGACTAACCTATCTAACGAGCAACAGACTGGTATGTTTAAGGCACAGCAAAGAATACAATCTTTGTTTACTGATCAGGCAGCTACTAATGCTGCAAGACAATTTAATGCAAGCAGTCAGGCACAGACAGATCAATTCTTTGCCAGTCTGGCAAGTACAACTTCTCAGTTTAATGCATCACAATCTAATGCACAATCTCAATTTAATGCAGGTGAAACAAACGCCATACAAAAATTTAATGCAGAGTTAGATAACCAACGTGATCAATTTAATGCACAAAACTCTATAGTAATTTCACAGAACAATGCACAGTGGCGTAGAGAGATTGCAACTGCCGATACTGTGGCTGTTAACAGAGCTAATGAAATAAATGCACGATCAATACTAGATATGTCAGAACAATCCTATGCTAATCTGTGGCAGTATTATGCAGACAGTATGGAGTGGGCTTGGACATCTGCAGAATCACAGCTACAACGTACAAATGATTTAGCTGTTGTAGAAATAAATGCTAAAACACGTAAGGATATAGCAGAAGAACAAGCTGCGTCTGCAGCAGGTGAAGCAGTAGGTGGACTAATTGGTACTCTAGGCAGTGCGTACATATCAAAAATGTTTTAAGAGGAAACTTTATAAATGACTAGACAATTAAATCCGGGTATTATAGCATACAATAATATAAATTCTATTACGCTAGAAGAAGAAAAAGTAGGCCCTACTTCAAAAGGTTTACTATCTCCTAACTTCCCTAATAAAAAGAAAAAAGTTAAGGTGCTGGATGAAAATGAAAGAATTGCAACTTATGTTTCTGCAATACGAAAAGAGAGAGAGGAACTAAAAAATGGCTCTTCCTAATACACAACCATCTTTTGATGCACCTATACCGGGGCAATCTATGGTGTCTGAACTTGGTGCAAGACCTTGGCAACAACCTTCACAGTATACAACTATTGAAGAGGCTGTTGACTTTTATATATCAAAAATGTCCTCTGATGAAGTAGCTATGCAAGTAGAAGATATTCTTGAAATGGGGGTATCTGTAGCTGACTTAGCTCACGTTATACAACTGTCTAATGTTATGGAAGGTGTTCACAGTATTGATGTTGGTGTGATGGCTACACCTGTACTTATAGAATTTATTATGTTAATAGGGGATAGTGCAGATATAAAATATAAAACGGGTTTAGAGGATGAAAACAAAGCCATAGAAAAAACATTAGTTAATAGGGCCATGAAAAAATTTAAAGCAGAAGAAGATAAGAGATCTGAAGAACCAGAACAGGTTGTAGAAGAAGTTGATGATAATAGTACTAAAGAAGAAAAAGTTAATCAACTAACTGGCCTTATGGCAAGGAGAATATAATGAGTTTTTTTAGAGGCGTAGTAAAAGGTGCAGCCAAAAGTTTAGATAGAAATATTACAGAGCAACTAGCCTTCTTAAAAAGTGAAGCCTCTAGTGTTGCAAAGATTAGAGCTAATCGCAGGATACGTGAACAAGAAAAATATTTAGATCAAGAAGCGGAAATGTCTAACATAATAAAAGATCTGTCTAAAAAAGCAGGTGGTTATAGAGAGGTTCAGTTTGTACTTGATAAGTATGGTGTAGAAGAAGGAACAGCAGTAATAAATCAACTTTATGATAACCAAAAAAATTATGGTATAAGTGTAAAAGATGAATTACGTGTAGAACAAGGCGACCCTTCTATAAAAATATCTGCATTAGATATTGCTAAAAAATACACACCAAAAATGAAACCTATTCCAAAAATTGGAGATTTTAGTAATCTTGGTTCTGGTATAACTAGAATGTTAGGGTTTGATGCTAATGAAGAAGTAACTAGACAGACTAGTACGCTACTAGAGGCTGCAGGAGTAGATGACTTTGAAACAGTTGATTTACCCATTGCTTTACAGGGGGCTAATCTACCAGAATGGCAAATATATAGAAACTCAGATCCAAAAAAAGAACGGGTAAGACTTGTTAGGATTGCACATAATAAAGGTAAAGAGTTTGAGAGAACAGGTGATCCAGAAGCTAAACGACAACAAGAATTAGCTTTAAGTATGGCTGAAGTAGAAGAAGCCTTTAATGTAAAAGAAAATAAACCTTTAACATTTAATGAAACTAACAAAGTTAGGGGATGGGCAGGAAACTTTCAAAGACAAATATTTAATGCTAAAAATGTAGGTCAATTTACAGTAACTGCTAATGGAGATATGGTACTACAACCATTCTCAAAAGATAGTAAACAAATGGCAACTATAATTGGTATTAATTCCAGAGTTGCAGAATTTACAAATGAGGCAAGTAGAGCAGGAATAGATCCCTCAAAAATACGTCAGGCAGTCGTAAAAGGTTTAATGTCCTATCCACCTGTTCTTCCTGTTATTACAGCAGCAGATGGTAGTTTTAATTTTTCTAATCCTGATGAACTTATATCTTTAAAAAAATTTGATGAAATATTTCCACAAAGTACACATAAAGTTATAAATGTATCTCCTCCGCCAAAGGACGACACAGGATTGACAAAAGGTATTTCTGGCAAAGCTATTCTATTTGAAAGCCTTCAAAACGATTGGATTAATTCCTATAATATTAACAAATCAGAAGATAGACAGTCAAAACGAGATGAGGTAGTGCGTAAGGTTCTAAATCTGGGAACACTAAATCCAGAGACTGATAGTGAGTTTTCGAATGAAAATGAAGTAATAAGCTATTTAGACCGTATTGCTAATAGGTAAAGTTTTTAATGACAAAAGTATATAACAAGTACAAAGAACTGAATAAAGATGTGTTATTAAAAGAAGATGATTTTATAGAAGATGCATCAGAATTTTTAATGAAACGTGAGGGTTATAGACCTGATCAATTAAAAAGCCGTGAGTCCGTCTATGATGCTTTTATGGAGCATTTTCGTGTACAAAATGTAAATGAAATTACAGCGTTACGTGACTTAGACTATGTAAAAAATAGAACAAATGATGAGCAAAAAGCTCAACTAGGTAGGCTTATGGACACCTATGATTCTATGGATTCTGATTTTGGATTTAAAGCTGCCCAAGATTATGTGGGTGGTGTTTTAAGTGCGCCCTCTACTATTGGAGGTTTGTTTAGTGGTGGGGTAACTAAACTTGGTGCTGTTGCTGCTAATCAAGGAACTAAACTTGGCATTAAAGGAGTTATTAATCAGTCACTAAAAAACAAAGCTCTTCTGGCCACTGTGGCAGCAGATGCTGCTGTAGCAGGTGGTACAGTTGCTGCACAAGAGGAAACAAGAGTAGAAACAGGTATTAAAGAAGAAATAAGTCTTAAAAATATTGGTCTAGCAACCGGTCTTGGGGTAGTAGCTAGTGGTGGATTAACAGGTTTCTCTGCTTATAAAAAGGGTGTCAGAGAACTGGAAGCAGATGAGATACTAGAACAAACTAATAAAGTGCTTAAAGAAAAAACTGAAACGGCTCATAAAAATGCTACTAAAAAAGTTTATGATAATACAAGCACAAAAAAATTAGCAGAACAGTTTGAAGATTTATTAATAACTAGTAAAGAGTCTAAACTACCTTTAAAAAAGACTATACCAGATGAATTAGACTTAGGTAAAAGATTAAGAAAAGAACTTAAAGAAGAAGGAAAAGCATATTCTTTAGATGCCAAAGAAGTACAGAACATATCTGCTGCTGCATCTAAAATATACTCAACTATTGGAGATAAAATAAAAGTAGATCCTACTATTGCTCCTTTAGAAAGATTTTCTTCAAAATTGACAAGAGCGTTAATGTATTCTACAGAAACAGAAGGAGCGTTACCTTTAAATCAATTAAAGAATATTTTAGAAGAACATAGTATTACTATGGAACAACTTGGACCACTCTATGCTGCAGAAATAAGTGAAGCCGCTGCCAAACTAGGTGCAGTAGGAAGAATGTCTCAGGTTATAAATAAAGTTGGTGGTGGAAAGACTACAAAGTATCTTCAGTTCAAAGCTACTCTTGAGGCTCTTGATGAAAAGACTGCAGACATTGGGTCTGTAACAGGAGAAGCAAGAAGAACAATAGATGAAAAAATCTCAGAAGATGGAGTATCTGCAAGATTAAGAAATGCTGCTTACAATTTAAGTAGAGCTAGTGTTGGCTTAATGACCATACAGCTTGCAACAACAATAAGAAACACAACTAATGGTTATCTTAGAAATCAGTTTTACGCATTTGATAATTTAGGTGCAGGTTTAATCTATGGTGCAAAGGGAAACTTAGAGAAGTTAAAGAACCCAACTTCAAAAATGTTAAAAGATGAGGCTAATGAATCTGTTAGAAAGTCAATAGCATACTTAAAAACATCTAAAGATTCTTTTTTAAATAAAGACTTAATATTCAATATAACTAGTGCAGAAACTTTAGCATTATTTAAAGCACTTCAAGACCCTGCCTTTGGTCAGAGTGAAAAGATATCTAAACTTATACGTGGTATGGGAGATATAGCTGATATAACTGGTCAGGAAAAAGGTTTATTAGGGGCTACTAGGTTTTTAAATAAGTTAAATACGTACTCAGATAATATGTTTAAAAGAGCTTACTTTGCTAGAGAACTTAATAAAAGTTTAGGGTCTAATCCTATAAAAGTAGGTGATGTAACAGTAGATAGTATTGACGCTGCATTTAAAACAGGAAACTTAAAAAGTATACCAGATCAATACTATGCAGATGCTATGGAAGAAGCGTTTGAAGGTACGTATCAAACAGGTTCATTTCATGCAGGAAGAAAGGGCATATTTAATACCTTTGCTAGAGGATTTATTGAATTAGGCCAAACTCCTTTAGGCGCAACTTTTGTTCCGTTTCCAAAGTATTTAGTTAATCAATTTCGTTTTATATATGAACATACACCTGTACTTGGGTTGGTAAATGCAGGGGGTATTTTAAATAAACCGGGAACAGAATTTGGTCTTACGAAATTAGACCCAGAACAATTTGCTAAAACTATGACAGGTTTAGTTGGACTTACTACGTTTATGGCACTAAGAGCAAACTATGGAGATGAAAATACAAAATGGTATGAATATAAGAATCCATTAAATCCATCTGAAACTTTTGACGCACGTGCTGCATTAGGACCATTTTCTATGTACGCTTGGACTGCAGATGTTTTATACAAATTAAATCCGTTTGACTGGCATAATAATGATAAAGTTGCTAAAGGTATAGGTGGAAGTGTAGATCTTGAAGAAGCTGTAAAGGCATTGGGTGGTGGTACAATAAGGGCTGGTTCAGGATTAGATTTAATTGAAGGAATTTTTGATGTTATTTCTGGTGATACTGGATATGCACCCGGAGAAGCAAAACTAAACGTACAGGAAACTTTAGCTAGATATGTTGGTAATACATTAAGCCGTCCGTTAGTTGGTGCTGGTATGTTCAAGGATGTTCTAGTACATGTTAATCCAGAGTACGCACAGCTACCAGATAATTCAGATGTTAATGTTTGGGAAGCTATGTTTAAACAAGCTGGACGATCACTTCCATTTGTTGGAAAAGTTGAAGAGGGTGGAAGAGTTGCTTTAGGCTCACCTACTAGAAGAGGTGGAAGATCAAGAGTATTTCCAATACTTAAACAGGTAACAGGATTTACCCCTATGGAACGAAGAACCGTTATTGAAGATGAGTTAAGTAGACTTAATTTAGATTTTAGAGATCTTAGCCCTAGAAGAATAAAACTTGATAAACCAGCAACAAATGCAGCTAGGGATATTATGGGAAATTTAGTTGAAGATGAACTATTTGCACTTATAAATAGTCCTAGATACAGAAAGTTAGATTCTGATGCTGAAAAATTAAACATGATAAAAGGATCAACATCAGATGATGAATATGCTGGTATAACTGCATTAAAAACAAAAGCAAGACAACAAGTTATGAACCCAGAGAACTACAAAACTGATGCTGAAAAACAACTAGTACTAAGAAGAATGTATTTAAATCTTTCAACAGCTAGAAAAAATTTACTAGAACAAAGATGGAAAAAATCATCTAGATATAATGGACGTTCTATTACAGAGTCACAAAGCTGGTCAGAAGGTTTAGCTCTTGATCAAGGAAATGTTAATTAATTATTACTATACTTATGACCGTAGTGTAACAAATAAAAAGGGGGCAACTAAGCCCCCAATTTTTTACCTATCATCTCCACTTCCCCCTATTTTATTCTCACTCATCCTCTTATGTAGCTTGGCTTGATTGAGACCTGCTATTGTACCAAGAGATAAATTAAGATCTGTTGCCAATGCAGCACAGTACCATAGTACATCTCCTATCTCACTAGCAATATCATCTCTCCAATTATCCGGCATATTATTTACACCATCCCTCATTAACTTCTTTACTTTATTGGCTACTTCTCCTGCCTCTCCTGCAAGCCCAAGTGCAGGGTAGGATATCTTATACTTATCATCGTAGATAGCTGTCTTTGCTGATGACCTTTGATACGAATTAAAGTCTGACATTTTGTACTTCTCCTTTAGCCAATTCTGGGCTTCTGTTTCTAGTTTGTTCATGCTTAGTAACTCTCTTTAAGTTCTCACTGAAGGCTTTGTTAAAGCCTCTATCCCACTCTCTAAACTGCATAGTATCCATATGAAAGGGGTTGTTTATTCTACCCCTCTTGAAATCATCATAGCCTCTCTGAAATTGAACCTTCAGTGGGGCATCATATTTTCCAAGACCTCTTTCTTTACGTGTTAACATTCTCTGCATGTACTACTCCTTTGGATTGAGTTTAAGTTTTAATTCATCTGTCTTAGTATTTTGTATAGCCTGTACACATTGTGACATGTGATTGAGTATCTTTAACGAATTATTACCAGTAGAGAGTGTTCTTACTACACCCATAATGTCTTCATTCTTTTCGTCTATTTCATACTCTTTATCTTCTACAGTAATCTTCATGTTATCTCCTTCTCTAATTGTTTTTCTAGGTTAGCCATAGCTCTCCAAGCTACCTGCGCCCAGTCTTCTTCTAGTAAGTGACGCATCATTGCGTCTAGTTCATCCTTAGACTTTGTCCTATCCCAGAATAAAGTCTCCGGTGTCTGCCCATGTTGTAAACCACCAACATAAGATATCTTTGCTACTTCTGCAATAGCTCTAGGAAAGTATTTAATAAATCCTGTGTATACAGGTATTGCTTTTCTTTCCTTACTGTCCGTTGGTAATACCATGATGATCTCCTTATGTCAAGTCTACTATTTCACACACATCTCCTGAACAGGCTAACGTCTGCATTGCTACTGTATTATCTTCTTCCTCATAACTGGACAGTAATGACCAGTCAATGTTCTTTGGAAGTTTCTTTGATAATGCATCATATTCTTTCTTAGTGCAATCCTGATATGGTGCTTGTTGATAACTATGATCAGAGTGTGGTAAAAATGACACACCTGACATCTCATCAAAATGTTTATATACAAACGCACCAACTTCCATCCACTCTGCATCACGCACTGTGATAGTAACAGATGGTTTATGTTCACACCAATGTCTTTGATACATCAGCCACATCTCTAGCTGTTGAATGGCAGTCATATCATTCCTAGTTACAGCACCTTTGGGTGAGGCAATAGGAAAACTAAACACAGTTGTAGTGTCAGGTTTCATTACACATAGTTCTGCAGGTACACCCTGATCAATCATAAACTGTGTAAGTGGATCTTTGTTGTCACCTCTTACAGTTCTGACGTAGTGATGACTATGCCTTGCATGTATTCCACTAGCACTATCTACTAATTGTGATACAGTACCAGATGGTTTTACACAAGTGACAGCAGTAGATTGTTGTATATCTAATCTTTCAGCCCATTCTTTATTTGTCTTGACTGCAACCAACCTGAGATGATTGAGTGTCTGCTCAAGACCTTTGTTCTTACTAGTCATCATAGCATTATCCATGATACCTGTAAGTGACACACCAAGTAGACGTTCTTCTTCTGTGTTATTCTGCCACACCTTACGTAAGTATGGAAACTTTGTAAACTTAGATTGTATAGTACCCAAGATGGTGGCAAGTTCTACTTTCTTAGATAGACTCTTAATATCATCTGTTGCTCGTACAACTATCTCTGTAAGATTACAGAATTGGTATGGTCGTAAGATTATCTCAGAACAAGGGTTGCAAGCAAACTCCCAGTCAGCATCTCGTCTACCATTCCTAGCTGCTTGTTTCTGTGCAGCCTGTCTGTTAAAGATACCACGCTCACCTGACTTAGATTCTACAAGTGCTGTCCACTCACGTAAGAATGTCTCCATGTCGGGCTTCTCTGTATAGCACACACTGTTATTTGACAACGCTCTATGAGGGGCAGCTTCCCACCAGTTACCTGACTTAGCATGTCTCATACGATCATCAGATAGATTAGATAGACTGATCATAGCTGACCTACGTACACCACCAACAACAACTATCTCACCTATCTTACACATAATGTCGTGACACTCTATGCTTGATAGCTTACGAGTCTGTGCTGTCTTAAATGTACCAACCACAAACATAAACAAATCTATCAATGGTGCAGGGCCAGATGCTCTACCACCAAATGTTTTTAGTTTAGCTCCTGCAGGTCTAACTAATGACACATCCCACTTGGGTATCTCACCTGCCCATAGTAATGCAAGCAGTTGACGTAGTGCTTTAGCCCAACCTTCTTTACTATCCTTGACCACTATAGTTGTATCACTATTATACAGTGGTGGTATCTCTGGTAGCTTAGATATGTATTGTCGTTCAACACTAAACCCAACACCTGTACCACAAAGGAGTATAAACATAGCTTCATCAAAGCTCTTGGGGTCATCTACAGGTAGGTAGCTACAATTGTACCCTGCTGTATTATCTCTGTCTAGTGCAGGGCCAGCAGTCATCATAGCTCTCATAGACGGCATCACAGCTAGACTAGCAATAGCATCGTATAGATCATTACGTATTTTAGTGTCTAGGTTATACCCTATTTTATCAGCCATGTAATCTACATACCTGCTTACAGTCTCTCCCCAGTTCTCTCTTCTTTTGTCTTTGTCCAACCATCTTGCGTAACGAGATGTATGTATAAACGCTTGATAATCTGTTGGTAAATAATTACTCATGTGTCTACTCCGTTGTTATTCTAATTGTATCTATAGTCATACCATCAATATCATATATAAATTCATGTATTGCCTCATTTATTTCTTCATCAACAAACCCGTCAACAGGTATTGGATAATCGTCTTCATCTAGATTCAAATTAAGATATACTTTTACTTTCATAGTGACCCCTAATGAAATTTTAACTTTACAACATTATCTTTAATAGATTCTATTGTAGGTTTAGTCTTAACTGGCTCTAATGTTTCCTGAGTATACTTGTCTAGCATACTTCTAAATTTATCATCCTGTTCCATGAAAGGTACAGAAGCACATAACATAGTAGATAAATACATTAAGTGAGAATAGTCTTCATCATCTAGTGTGTTATCATCTGTAGTTATAGTTCCAACTCTTAACTCTCCTACCCACTTATTATTCCCATCTAGTACAGGAGTAATTCTTATAATAAAATCGTTAGGTTCAAAGTCTATGTATATTTTTTCTTCCATACTATGTTCTCCTTGTTTTCTTTAATGGGAAAGGTATAACACTTTTATCACTTAATTGCCATAGTGTTTTTGTTTTTTTATTATTTTCTTTTAACCATTCTTGTGGAATAATTCTGTCATAATATAAAAAATTGTACTTTTCACACCAGCTTGCATATGTACCCTTAGAACCCTTATTTAATTTTCTTTTACTGCTCTCAAACACAAACCTAATGTCAAGGTTTGGATGTTGCTTTTGTATAGCCAGATGTTTACGCCTATCTGCAGTCACAAAACGACCTTTTACTTCTATTATAATGCCATTAGGTAGTAGGAAGTCTGGTGTATATGTTCTATACATTAAGTCTTCCCACTCTATTTTAAAACATTCATATCTAAAGTCTTGTTGTAATTCCTTTAAGTAATCAGATACCTTTATTTCAAGACCACTACGATACCCATATTTTAATGCAGCCTTAAACTGTTTGACATTACGCATCAGATGGGTCGTAGTTCTTTAACAACTTCCAGTATGTCAATAGGCTAGTGAACATAGTTATATGTTTAGCGTGTGACTCTTTACTCCATCTCCAAGGTATTATTAGTTCTGTATCTTTTCTATCTACAAAAATTGATATCCTCTCAGGATCTTTGACGTTACACCCTTCAGCATAAGCAGATAGTTGCATACCATGTTCCGGAAATACTAAACTAGAAGGTGTCTTTTGTTTACTCTCCAAGTTATCCTTAGTCTTAAAGTCAACAAATATTCCTGTCTCAGAGTGTAAATCAATCTTACCACCATAACCTAAGTCAGCACAGAACGAGTCTTCTGCAATCCACTTTTCGTTAGGGAATGTCTCGTCTAAGTACTTCTTGATTGCTAGGTAGGGCTTAGTCTCTGCCCCACCTGCAAACCCTTGCTCTATCATTGCATGGATGGTTGTACCCATCTCTGCTGCCTCTTTACCTATACTCTTTGAGTGTTCTTTACATCTATAAAAGAATTGGTTTACGCTTTCGTCATCTTCTTTCTTTAACGTAAGTGCTGAGTTCAGAGCCTGATTGATCTTCCAGTTCTCTAAAGATGGCTTGGCTGCAACACCAAGGATAGTAGTAACAGATGGTACGTAACCATGTTTCCTAGCATCCCGTAAATTGGTGTTGCGTTCTTTGCCATTTGAACCTACTATAGTATATGCAGATTCTCCTGTTTTACTATACCAATGTTCCGACTCTGACTCTTTTTTCATTAAGCAAATTCCTCTGCAGTTATGTCAATAAAATCATCAACAGTACTCTTATCAACCTCTTCATGTTTATGCATACTTTCATTCCATGCATTTGTTATGTAACCATTATAGTTAGCTACCCATGCTAAGAAGTTAGCAAATATCTCCTGTGCTTCATCATCCATATCAAGGGTGTTAGACAGGTCAAGAGTAACAGATGGAAGATAAAAACAACTACCATTGGGTAGCTTACGTTCCTCTGTAGCTAACTTCACATAGTGCTGTATCGGAAGACGTTTCATCTTATTAAGTTTATTAAACACATTTGTACCAAAGGTTTTGAAAGCATCTCTGTTCTCAACTTCCCATATGAATGGCGTAGCACCTATCGTAACTGATGCACCTGTCTCATCCACAGGATTGTCTAACTCTATAGTACCAAACAGTACACGTACACGCTTGATCTGCTTCAGAAGGTCTTGCATCTTCTCAGGTAAAGATTTAAAATCTTGTATATAACCTGCAGGTTTACCACAATTAAAACCACCATCATTATCTTTTAGATCAACATTCAAGTTGTCAGCCATAATAGTTTTAATATACCGATTAGGTGTAGTATCTGTCTTCATTACAAAACGCTTATGCATAAACCTTTGCATGTAAGGACGTATGGTAGCTGTATCAGAATAGTATGTTGGTCCATCTGGTATGTCCAGTTTGTATGTACCACCACTCACAACTTCTACATTAACCATCTTACCTTTAACTTCTGATCTACCCATGATGGGTGAGTGGTTAATACGTACACGTGCTAGTGCATCAGCTTTTTCTTTATTAGCTCCTGTATCCATTACCATGCCCATAGCTTTAGCCATTGCTGCATAGTCATTTGTATTTATGTTTGCTATCTCGTTCATTTATTTCTCCTGTTATATCTCATAAGGTTCTTAGTTATATCATGCCACATCTTTTGTGTCAAGCCAATTATCTCCAATCTTTGCCTCTAATAATAAAGGTACATTAAAGTCTATATTCCATTTAGTATTTACTATGTTAATTAGATTATTATTCGTTGCTTTTACTATTCGTATTACCTTATCTACTTCATTGGGATGTACATCAATAACTATACTGTCGTGTACTGTATTTACTATACAACTTTCCATCTTATTTGCTTCTAGTAACTTATCTATGTATATCAGAGATATGGGTACAATGTCAGCAGTTGCAAAGGATTGAACAGGATAATTCTTTATCTGTGTGAAATATGTCACACTTCCATTCCGTCTACGCTGTACATCGGGCCATGTAAACTCTCTACCAGATGGTGTTTTTATTTTACCAGTAGTAAGTATCTCATTAGCTAATCTCTTATGCCACTCTGATATACCTTTGTACTTAGTAGTAAACTGTTGATAATAGGACGCTTCTGCTTCTGTCCTACCAAATCCACTTGCACCATACAAGGGAGCAAATGTATGTGCCTTTGCATCTTGTCGTGATATCTTCTGCCCTGCATCACTGATAACTTTAGCTGTGTAACTGTGTACATCAAATCCTGTTGACACTTCTTGTATAGCTATCTTATCCTGACTAAGGAATGCAGCAACTCTAAACTCTAACTGTGCAAAATCTGCCTCAAGTATTTTACCACCTTCCCATCGTGACACAAACACTTTCTTTACAGGAAACGTCTGACCACGTGGCATGTTCTGCATGTTAGGGTTAGCTCCAGACAACCTGCCTGTACCTGTCCTGTGCTGTAGTAACTGAACGTGTAGCATACCATCTGATTTAATGTGTGTAGATATACCATCAACAAAGCTAGATAAATATGTGTCTAGTGCTGATAATCTTCTAACCCGTTGCAAAAATACAACAGCAGTCTTAAAATCTCTTTCTCTAGCATTGGTCTCTAGCTTTATAAGGTTGTCTTTACTGGTACTAAATCCGTGTGCGCTTACCCAATCGGGGTTAGGTGCAGCAAACTTTAGACCTGCTATAGTATCTGTATTAGTAAAGAGATACCCTTCTGACTTACATTCTAAGCACTTACTTGTTTTAACAAATGGTGTACCATTCTTCTTAGTTCTACGTACCTTACCTGTACCCCTACATGTAGTACACTGTCGTGCCTTTTGTTTGTATAATACAACAGAGTTCTGCTTAGTAATAGATCTAAACTCAGATGGTGTTAGCCTTGAACTAAATGAGTTAGCCCACATAGGTTTGTCATTAGGTTTTCTACTGTAGATAATCCAAGACAACTGCTCTGGACTATTAAGATTAATAGGTCTGTCACCCATTAGCTCATGCACCTGCAACTGTAACTTAGCTAACAACTCTTGCTTCTCAGCTTCAAACTCTTTACGTACTTCTTCAAGTGCTTCTTGATTAACATTAAAACCCTTCTGATAGATACGTGCAAGATGTATGCATATTTGATTGGTTAGTTTTACGGTATCCACTAAGCCTGTATCGTGTGTGTTAAGCTGATCATTTATCTTATCATACAACTCCATAGTAGCATGTAAGTCAGCAGATAAGTATTGTGACAACTCCTCATGTGGTATCTCTCTGGTCGTATATCCTCTGTTGAAGTAATCCTTTAGTGTACCCATCTTCTGTGTATCACAGTTGTATCTTTCTGCTAAGTACTCCAGACTCAATGGTTCTTTCTGTCCTCGTTGGATTATATAAGCACCAAGCATAGTATCAAAGATCTCTCCAGTATAGGTAAAGCCAGATTCCCATAACCATGTTAAATCGTGTATGGCATTTTGCATCACCAAGAGGTGGGTATCATCCAGAATGTTCTGGACAATACTTCCACCCTCAGTAGTAGGTTGTTGCTCACTATGATCAAATGTAACTATCTTTTCTCCAGAGTGATTTAACATTCCTACCATTGTCAATGAATTTTCAGATTCAAAAGGATCAAGCATAAGTTTATTGTTACGTTTAATAGTAGTATTCTCTACATCTAAAACTGTTACAACATTCATTCAATTTCCTCTATCTTAGCTACAATATAACTATCAAGTATATCTCGTACCATTTGTGGCCCATGAGCAAACATAGTTATACTCTCTGTATCATGTTCTGCATTGATCTCATACTCTACGTAGTACTTAATCCTTGGTGGTTTGTGCATCATCTAAACTCTCCTTATGCCTCTTTAAATATTTAACAGCTTTTTTAATTATTGTCAAGTCATCTTTAAAACCACCTAATCCAGTGTTGCAATGTGAACACACCCAACCACGAAAGGTATTGGTATCATGGCAGTGATCTAAAACCCATGTACTCAGTTTACTTTTTCCGTGACGACTAAGTTCTAATACATCCCTACTACATATAGGGCAACAATAATTTTTATATGGGTAAGCGTTTTCCTCTTTAAGTTTTCTAATAATCTTACTATGTCCACTATGACAAGATTTACAAGTTCTTTTTATTTCTCCAGTAGAATTACCCATAGTAGGTCTAGGACTCTGAAAGTTATAGAGAGGTTGACGTACATCACACTTTATGCATATAATTCCTTCTTCTATATACTCTTCTGGTAGTTCTTCTATTATAAATAGTTCCTGTTGTGTCATACTTCATACCTTGCAGTTCTGTAGTTTAGTTCACAGTGTACAATACCATGCCACCCCGACAGTTTATTTTTAACTACATTCAAATGTCTTTGTGTATCTTCTTCTTCCTGTCCTTCAACAGGTGGGTTCTTAGCTATCAGGATCATTAGGTCAGCTTCAGCAGCTTTACCTGTACGTGATCCTTCCATCATAGCCTGATTTAATACAACCTTGTTCTCTGCATCAGCAGATAGCTGTGACATATAAAATATAGCACAACCATGTTGTTTAGCTATCTGTCGTGCATGTATGGCATTAGCCTTGAGTGCTTCATCTGGTCTAGCATAACCACCTGCCTTAGAAAACTTATCTCCCATGTCTAGTATAACTATGTCGGGTTTGTATGATTTACACATACTCTCTACCCAAGACATGTCTCTACCTGTAGAATCTTTAACTTTAATATTATCACTTATGGGTAAGTATATATCCCTTGCCTTACTGGGGTTAGCCTTTACTTCATGCATGGTCATGCCTGTAGCTGCTGTTAAGTATCTAGCACCTACACGATGTGGACCTTCTTCATTACATAGTATGATACACTTAGCACCCTGCTGTGCAAAACCATTTGGCCCTGCAACTAAACTGGCATGGAAGGATGTCTTACCTGTGTTAGGTCTAGCACCTACCTCAATCAGGTGTCCTTCATTCACACCTTCTATCTTACGTGTAAGTGTAGGTATATTAAACGTCCATCTGGCTTCAAGATCATTCTTAGCAAGCAATGTCTCAACATCCATGTTATCCCATTCAATGTTTAAATCAGGGGTGAAGTCATCCCCATACTGTTCTAGTATATTACGTATAGGCTCTAGGTTAGACATAGTACCATTGACCATTTCAAATCCTAGATTAGCTACGTCTTCACCTACTACCTGTTGAAATAACTTAGACAGAACTTCCTGTGCTATGTCATTACCCATTAAGGGTTCTTTCTTAATCTGGTTAAACAGAGATGTGTATGCCTGTTTCTGTGCTGTTGTAAGTTGAGCATTGTTAGACATAAACAGAGCTTCAATCTCAGCAGGTGTAACAGTACGCTCGTATCTTTTCATAGCTAAATCTACAGCATTTTTAATCTTACGTACATCCTTACTAAATAATCTGTCAGGACACTTTGCACCCTTGTGATCATCATAGAAGTCTCTATCCATTAGACTACGTATTAATGTTAATTCCATATTTTACTCCTAGTGTTGTTAGTTTTTCAATGTCGTTAGGGTGTCTATATTTTAAATCATTAGTTAGTTTGAAGGCAACTACAGTGTCAACGTAGCCCCTTAGTTCTTTAGTAAATTGTATTGTCTTGGGTAGTGCATCGGGGTCTAGAGCTACAATGGCTGTTGAGAACTGTGATAAGAACCTCTTGTGTTCTTCTGATAGGGATGTACCCAACACAGCAACCCCGACATATACATCACTACCTACAATTGCAGCACTTATACAGTCCTCAACAACTACAGCTACACTACCATTACCATAGCTATAAGGCAAGCTACTTTTACCATATCGTTTCCACTTTGGTATTCGGTGTGTGATACTTCTGCCACTAGCATCTACCATTACACCTGACTCTAACACTGGGAATACAACACGGCTTTCCTTTACATCATACAACAGACCTAGTTCATCAGGGTCTATATCCCATTTCTTACAGAATATAGATATTGCTTTGTTATCTTTTACTAGACAATCCGGTTTTATAAAAGGTATACTATTCTCTGTAGTTGTAGGACTAATAGACTTACGTATATCCTCACTACTTAGCTTCACATTCTTCTTACCAGACAAACTACAATTATTACTATAACAGTTATACAATATAGTTCCCATATTATTGGTCACTGTAAATGTATTAGTTCTATTACATGATGGACAATCTAATCTCTTTGACTCACCATTTACAAGTGATAAATCATTTATAATATTATTTACATTCATAATGTATCACTTTCTTTGTTACTACTTCGTAGATTCTAAACTATCTGTTCTCTGTGTCAATGCTGAATTTGCACTTGTGTAGGTATGTTTCATGTATGGTTGCACAGAAGACACATGTGTATGCCCTGTTACTGCCATAATTTGCCCCAGTGGTACACCTGCATCAACCATTTGTGTAACACCTGTCCTTCTCAAGTCCATTAGACGTAGTGTCTCAGGTAGCTTGGCCTTACGCATGATAGCCCTTCCATTCTTAGATAGTTTCTGTAAGGTGTAGGGTTCGTACACACCCTGTATGGGCTTTACATGGGGTGCTACATACCTCTGAAAGCCAAAGTCTTTATGCTGATCCTTTAACATACCAATTAAGTTGTCTGAAATAGGTAAAAACACCTCGGCTCTACGTTTACTTTGCTCTAGACATAGTCTACTTGTATCCCACTGTATATTATCCCATTCTAGTGTTCTCATGTCTCCTAGTCTCTGACACCATTCATATGCCATCTGTACAATAAGACCTATATTTCTACTGGAAAAGTCAGAGTAGGCTGTGTCCAGAAATTCTTTTACATTAGTTTCTGTCCACACTACCTTTCTTCTTTTAGTTGACTTACGTTTTATATTAGAGAATGGATTTAGAATAGCCTGTTCCATTTCAATAGCATAGTTAAAGATACGGGAAGTGCATGTAGCAATATGATTTGCAAAGCTAACACCTTGTGTAACCCAGTCTTCGTAAGCTGACTTTGCCAACTTAGTAGTTATCTTTTTATATTTGACTGTTGCAAATTTATCACACGCTACACCTAAAAAATATTTGTAGTCTACTTTAGTTTTATCCCGTAACACATTGAAATCATTAGATAAATAAAAGTATTCTACTAACTCTTTGAAGTTACTATTTTTTGTAATTACTAATACCTGTGACTGTATGTCACGCCAGTTATCAATGGCTTCATTGTCCTTACGTACCAACCTACGTACTTTCTGTAGGTCAGTACCATAAGATTTTCTGGTGACTACACCCTCATCTATAAGATTTTTAGGTGGGTTAAATCTATAGTCACCATTGTCTTGTTTAACTACATACCTTGGTAGTTTATTCATTATGCGTACTCTCTTAGGTTCTCTACGTTGTGCCACAAAGGTGTACTAATCCACTTGGATACCTCTTGCTCACGAGAGAACATACTCACAGCCTGTGTGTCATTACCTGTATTACGTAGGCTGAATCCGTTACGCTCATCAGCATAGGAAGCATAGTTAGTAAACGCACTATACAATGCAAACTTATTGTGACCACGTACACTTGCCTCTTGCATGTACAACTCATACATCTTCTTAGCTTTACGCTCTGACTTCATGATGTCCTCAAGCAATTTGTGTACACTTACATAAGTAAAGTCTGTCTCTGCCCATGTCTGTAGTCTCTTACCCTGTAGGTTAAAGTCTGTCTTAGCTTTAGACAACTCATGCTGAAAGCCTGACAGTGTGAAGCCTGATGTATTCTTCTTACGCACCTTGTCGTAATCACCAGTGATCATACCATTAGTACAGAAGGAATCTATTGCACCAAACCATGTAGCAGGTGAGGCAGTACCATCAATACCATGCACAGCTATCAATCTCTGTGATATTTTTGTAATATGTTTCTTAGTTTCAATGGTAGTCCTGATCTTAGGTAGTTTGACATCAAGCATAGTCCACCCACCATTACGTGCTGACTTAAAGTCTACTGTTGCATCCTCTAGGTCAGATGCAGGTAGGTCATTGGACATTACATCCCAGACACTACGAAAGAAATCACCATGACTTCTAGCTGTAGCACCCTCACCTATGATAGCAATAGGTTGGCCTGTCTGCATGTTAATGACATACTTCTTATCCTTCACTCTGGTTGGCTCAAAGCCTACCTCAAAGTCTAGGTTGTATGGTACGTCTAGTTCGTTTGTTAAATCAAATGGCATTGTTTAGTACTCCTTTTCTATAGTGAACGATACTTCTACGTTATGTCCTACGTCACTTACGTAATCCATCATCTTGTACAACGTACCTAAGTCATAGGTATCAGCATCTAAAATGTGGTTAGTATATGTAACAATAGGTTTCTTTAGCTCAGTAGACTTACTTGTCTTATGATTATACTTGTATCGTTGTACGTGTTTAGTACGCATCGTTATGTTGGTGTATGATAGCATATTATTTCTCCTTGGTTATGGCAACTGTGCCTTTGTTATATCACTACTTTATGATCCAAGATAGCAATAAATTTCTTTTGTTATATCTGTGTGGCTACTATGCAACAGCTTGCAACCACTCAGGCATAGCTCTGTTCTTGTTCCACCTAGCAAAGCCCATCTTGTCACGCTTGTAGAATGCACGATAGGCTTCAACAGGATAGTTCTCCTCTGTCTTACAATCATCATGACCACTGAAACACTGAGGGTGTGGTGTCATACCACCTTCAGGTATATACTTTGTACCTTTGAACAAAGCAAGGGCGTGTTTACCTGCACCATGATTTTTTCCATACCTGTGGGTATATTCATTCAACATACTTTGATAGGTCAGCCAAGCAAAAGCATAGTTAGATCGTGTCTCCATTGCCCATAGTGTACAGGGGTGCTTTTGATGCACAGGTTTGTACAACTCATTCTCCTCTGCATACTCTGGTGCATGATGCCATAGAGCAGTGCATAACATCTGTGCTTCTTCTAAGGGCATCTTCACTACGTGTTGGTCACATAAAGCTTTAGCTATATCAGCAGGGTAGTGGTCTATTATAAATCTATTCATCTTCATTCTCCTTTTTCCATTTTACGTCTAGTGTATTATCAAACACTTTTAAAAATCTGTGTTTGCGTGAACGTGGTCTCCATTCACCTTCAAGATGTTTGGTTGCACCACGATTATGTTTTATGTATGTGCCATCATTTTGTTTTATCCAAAAGTCAGACTTCATATCA